CGATTATTTGGTAGAGCCACAATATTTCCTGTCCACTCACCTGCATCCAGAAGTTCAAGAACATGAGACTGCTTGTGTTGAGCAGGGTCATCTCCTATTTCTGAATCTGTATAATCGACAGTAAAATAATACTTTGCAGGGTATAACTCCCCATCTATTTTTGCTAACCAAGGACACGGTGTACATCGGTCCAAAACGTAAACACTATGAGTTCTTGACGAACAATCCCACGGTTGAGCATCGTGAGTTGCCATCGGCTCAGGCCAATCTTCTAACGGTGTATCACCGACTAACGCTGTTATTGGCATTCTCGCCCACATAGCACCGCCGTGAACGTTTGGTTCATCGGTATCGTAGGTTTCTGCACCTGTAAAAATCAACTGGAAACTAAGGCTACGGCATGGAATTGTCGTTACTGCAATCGCCATAGCATGGATAAATTCACCGTGAAATTGTTGATGGTTGTAAGTGTACTCTCTTCGCACCCAACATTTGAAGTGCGGAATATTACTCTGCAAAAATGCCATGTTTTAAGTTCTACTCTTTGTCAGTTATGGTTGCGGGTCTGGGTCAATTCCTGTTCCAGTGGATACTCGTACCTTCTCACCCGTAGCCATTTCAGCAGCTGCGAGTAATTTAGCTGTCTCGTTGTCTGACTCATTCATTCTTTCTCTAGCGGCTAAATCTCTAGCCTGTCTCTGATTCTCGTTTTCTTGTTTGATAGCTTCAAGGTCAAATTTTGCCTGACGATCTGCAATGTCATTTTCAATTTTCGCCGCTTCAAGCTCATCCTCATTCATCATTTCATTAGATTTTAACTGCATTTTATCCTTTTCGAGCTGCATTTTCGCCTGAAGCTCCATCTGATCTTGTTGAATCTTAGCTTGATCTGACTGAGCACGTTGTTGAAGCGTCATTTGTGCAATTTCTAGCGATTTATCCTGTGGCATAGGCGGTTGTGGGGCATATTTCTGTGCTTCGGCAGTCATTTGCGCTAAATCTTTGCCAAAATTGCCTAATTGTTGCTCAATAAATTGTTGAACTTGCATAATTACGGTAACTTCGTCCGATGCTTCTTGTTGAATTAAGTTTTGAGCTTGTGCTTGCTGCACTGCCGTGTGTGCTTCGACCAAATAGTAGTTCAAAAGATGATCCCGTAAGTGAATTGCCATAGGATAGAGAAAATTTGGCATGATTGCAGGGTTTGCACCGAACAGTGGAGATTTCAGGAATGGCAAATGAGTCATCATATGTGCCATATGGTCCTGTTCTGGGAGAACGTATACGGGTCTGCCCAGCGCAGCCGCCACATTTTCACTCACGGGGTCAAGGTTTTCCGTTCCCGGTGGGTCAACTAACACCTCTGAGTCGGGAACTTTCATAACTCTCAGAAACATTTCCTCGACTTTGCGTGCATCATACATCTGAGGCATCAATCGAGCACGTTCCATGATAGCTTGGATCTGTGCGAAACGTTGTGTTTCACTAAAAATAGCTGGATCACTGACAGGAATAACGTCCATTGGACCGTCAAAGTCGGCTGGTTCTATCTCAAGACCAGCTTCGTTACCCTGTAAATCCTCATCCACCATGTAAGCACTATTGATTCTGTGTAGAATCTTGAAACATCGCTCCATAGATGAATGTAAACGTGAGTGAATAGAACTAAATACCACCATTCCCTGTTCAATTAGGGCCATTGTAGTACCAACTGGCATATTTGGATTTGTATCACTGAGCTTTTCAAATGATGTTTGAACAACACCACGGCCCGCGTCCACTAAAAATCCAAGTAATTGAAATAATGTTGGGCTTGGACCACTGAATGGTAGAGGCATTGCAATCTTGCGAATGTCATCCACCATTGCACCACCTTCAATTTCTGCTATTTCGGTGGGTTGCAAGCTGATGGTTTGTCCACTTGGACCACCCTTGAGCTTTAACATCGTTGGTATGTTTTGAATATGAGCACTATCCATTAATGCCCTCAGTGCTCCGGTGGCAGCCCCACTTAAACCACCAATCATCTGAGTTAAACCAATAGGATAAGCACCACGCCACGGAACAAATGGAAACTCTACGATCCAATCCAACTCGTTTTTCATTTGATCGTCTGCTTCCCAGTTACGGTACAATGACAATGCTTTGTTGGTGGTTTTGTCTATCGTCAGGATATACGGCTCTAAGCCATCATCAAAATCCATGAACGTATAAATTTCAAAAATAGTTCTTAAACCGTCTTCGTTGTAACTACTTTCTTGCTTACCTTCGATTTTATCGTTGGCAGTTGTTGCTTTGCTATACTCTGGCTCGTTTGGATAACCAAGATCGACATCGATATACATACCGGATGTCACCCGTCTTTCGTATTCCATCTTGGTGATATACTGAACGTGAGTCTTACGTTCTGCCGTGTAGAAGTTCGTTGCAGCAAACGGTAAATACACATCGTCAATCGGGATAAACTCTGACTGAGGTTTACGATGCAAACTATCCCACATAAATTTCATGTACTGACCACCACCCAATGGGAGTTGGGTACTAAGTTGTTCTAGTTCAGCACGGAACTCAGGCATCTGTTCCGTAGTTTGCCAGTTCATAAAATCTGTCTTTCTTCTGGCTTTTTCTAGCTTGTCTGGTGTTTGCTCACCTTGAACTTTACTTTTGACAGGTCCGTTCGACGGAAACGCTTCCTTCATAAATCGTGCGGAAAAGTCAACGCACGCTTGGATTAACATTGGATGTACCACACGGTTAGCACCTTCAAATTGTGCTCCACCCGGTGCGTCATCACCAAGTCCAGTACGTTGCAAACCTAATTCGTATTGTTTGTCCCGTTTCTCTCTGGACTCTTTGTCTTTCGAAATCTTGTCTACTAGATCAATGATTGCCGTGTTGAGTTTATTCTGGTCTACCTCTTCGACAATATTAGCAAAATGTGCAAGCCTTTGTTCTTGGCTCAACTCCATTTCTTCAAGACGAACAAAGGCACCACCGTCTTCTGTTTCTTCAACCTCTGCTAACTCATTTGGGATAGCGACAGTTTCGCCTTGCTGTTCTTCTTCCATCATAGTTTCGTCAGACATCATATGCCTCCAGTATCTGATCAGACATCATGTCGATTTTTTTTGCATTGTAAAGGCTAGTCATGTTTTGTGTCATTTCGCCCGTGGCTTGTGCTTTGAGAAAATGTTCAAATAGATTATCAAAAAAACTTTGACCAACTGACCCACCCTCTTGATAGCCACGTTTTTTCATCTCTTCTATAGACGCTGAAATTGTATCTACGATTTCCGGTGTAATTTCTTGTCCCGGTACTTGGGTGCGTATCGTTGCAGATTTATTTGCTTCTGATTCAGGTTTGCCTCTAACCATTTTTCCTTCACGCTCTTTGTACAAATCTTGAAACAATTGACTTTGTGGCACATCACGCTCAAGAGCACCCAAATATTTCCCAGCCATTTGTGTGTCGTATGTAGAGTGTGGTATTAGGGGATCGGTAATGATATCAGCGTCTAGATCTATTTCACCAATTGCTCCACCAAACATTCCGGCTGGTGAATCTAGTTGAGATCTATCCGTAGTAGCAACCCTAGCTTTACCCGGAGAAGGGAGTCCGGCTTTTTGTGCTGGTTGTTTTTCCATTATTCTCATAAATTTTTTCCGCACTCTTGACGGTGCCTTGGCAATATAATCACGAAGATCCGGTGAATCTATTCCGGGCCAATCTTTCACGGGTCTAAAATCTTTATCTTCACCAACTTGTTTTTTCATCAGAGCGTCAAAGGCTTTGATATCTTTTTTCTTCATGCCACCGCGAGTAATAGTAACGGCTGTCATTTCTGCAAGCAGCTCCGGTGTAAAATTGTTAAAGTCTAAAGCTCTGGGTGACATTGTTCCCGTAATACCCACAACTTCTTTACCTGTTTCTTTGGCTTCTTCTAGCGCACGATTTTTCAAACGAGCGATTATATTTTGACCCGATGCCCAAATGTTCGTTTCGGGATTATTTGGAAGACGCTTATTCTCACCTACTTTTCCTGCATCGCCACGCATATAGTCTCTGCCGCCTTCTGTAAGGACAGGTGTTTCTAATTTGATGTCGTCTACGGCGGTAATTTTTTCACCAAGGCTCGAACGATCTCCATAAAAAGGAATTGCTATTTTCCCTTCCAAATCTTCGATACTGATTGTTTTCTTTGGTGCCATCTCAACTACTGATTCTGATTCGACCTCAACCTCAGATGGTGGCTTGTCCATCTTGGTTGCCTGATAGTTCAAAGGATCTAACTCTTCTTTGGTCAATCGAGAGTACTCTCTACCAGTGTCACCTACGTCTCTTGGACCTTTACCGCCTCTGCTCTCCGCACCCTTAACGATTTCTTCGGCACGGCTCTCGACAATGTTTGGATCGTATTCTTTCATAACACTTCGTGTCATCTCACGCCTTGGTCCAGCGGTAGCCGTTCGACCAAACGGTATCATGCTCACACCCATCATCCCAGCCATTGCCGTTGCTTTAGCAATCTCATCATCGTCTAATAATTTTATGATAGTCTGACCCATCTCTCGTAATTCTTGTGGGGCTGTAGGACGGATAGCTTCAATCAGATCAATGTAATTTACAACACCGTCATCATTTAAATCCGCAATACTCGATCTCTGTTTGGTTACTTCTTTTTGGAAATCTCTTTCGTCCATGCCCAAGTCAAGCTCGACGGAACCACCCTCGGCATAAGTTACATCGGTTAGAAAATCCTCACGCATCTTGTCCGTAATGTCCATTCGCCAATCACCGTTCGGTGTCTGGTATGGTTCTACGCCATACTTCTTGCCAATCTTCTTGGCTTCCTTGACCATCACAGTGTCGTATAACTGTCTCAGACCCTTCGATAAATTTCTTCCTTTTTCATCAAAAGAATCCTTGATAACAGGTTTATCAAATGCAAAACCAAACTCTGCGTCGGTGCCATAATTTGGATTATTGCTGTAAGCGTCAGCTACTTCATCGCCATAATTCTCACGTAGCCATTTGACTTCTCCATGCTCCAAATTGAACTGGGGCATTTCATCAGTTATTTCTCGCCCTAAAACTGGATCATAGTAGTCGATTGTTCCCTCAGCAGGAGAGTATCTGAAAGATTCAATGTGCTTCACTCGATCACGAACACTTGCCGCTTGATTGCCACTTATCCAACCAATCGCATCGTCAGCATTATCAACACCCTCGTTGATTAATCGTTGCATTGCTAACTGAGGCCACTCTTTCAAGAATGGAAAGTTTTTAGGGACACCCGCTGGCGTGCGTATCTGGTCTAACAGCCTCATTTTTATATCCATACGATCACGCTCATAGCGCAATTTTGCGAGCTTCTTTTGAGTATCTAGGAGCTTAGTAAAATCTCCTTCCATTTTGTATTCCGGTATAAACTTCCTTGCTAGATTTATATCGTCTGTAATCTCTTGTATCTCTTCATCTATTTTGTTTCGTATTTTGGATTTGTTACTGAGAGTTATTTTTTCATCGCCTAATTCACGAAAAGCACGTTGTATGTTTTCGTAGATTGCATCTCTCACCGCTGAGATGTCTCCAATTTGCCCACCCGATAAAATCTCGTAAGTCTCTTTGATTTCTGGATTACGGACAAAATTATCAGTAATGAATCGTTCTACCTGTGTCTTCTGGGCATCGTATTCTGGCGAATTTACATCTATTTTAGTATTAACATCAAACTCGCCATATTTAGTTTTTGCTATTGCCGTGTCCGATTGCATTTCTTCCGCAAACGTCACGTTCTTCGGTTCTTCCATTCCCTTCTGGCTCGGAATAGCATTGTCTCGAAATCTATCACTCCGTATATGAAATATTGTATCTTCATACCCTTCGAAGTGTGGATTTCGCAACTTAAAGTAATTGCCCCCTTGTGTGCGTATATTTTCTTTTTGATATTGAACTGCCATCTCCGGAGTGAGTCCTACAAGTATCTCTTTATACTCATCCGAGTAGATTGGATCATAATCAGGAGAAACTATCCTTGGTCTTCTCTGGTCTCCGGAAAACATCGGAACAATACCACTGTCATCGTATTCTAATGTTTCTTCTCGGATCGCCCCCGACTTCGGCACTCTTCTCTGCAACGCTTTCTGTAGATACTCTGTCGTTACAGTATCGTCAGGTTTTTCGCCAGCCATCTCCTGTAGCTTGGCTTGATATCTTACGTCTTCAAGTTCCGGTTCAATAAACTGCTTCTCAGTTGGGCTGATGTCCTCAGTAAGTTTTCTTACCTGACCCACCGTCATTTTTTGTTGTGGACTGCTACCGAGTCTTTCTCCAAGTCGGCCCTTGTAACCCGCAGCCTCTAACACAGAAGTGTCGGGTAGCTTCTGTCCAACTTCCTGTAAGAAACTCTTGATCGGTCTGCCTATCGTGCTCGTAGCAAACTTCGCCCCCGGAATGTAATCCGCAGCCATCAACGTACCCAAGCCAGCCATCGCCATACCCTTTGCAATGTCACCCTGACTGATGTTACTGCCAGCTTGCTTCAATGCCCCAGCAATCTCGGTCGGATAAGACGGACGCAAGAACTCATAGGCATCAATGATATCAATTCGTCCATCGTCGTTTAGATCAGCTAAGGCTCCACGTTGTTGCGTTACTAAACGGTCACCCATTGCCTCGGACAGTGGATCATCTCCGGTGACACCCAACACACGACCACCCTCGTTCCACTTGACCTTGTTCGCCCAGTAAGCAGCCGATGTCGGACCCTTGGCAATATTCTCTGCGTGTCTGGCCTTGAACGACTTACGTCTCTTCTTTTGTTTTTCAGATTCGCCCTTCTTGGGCTTGCCTGCTGTGCTCACACCTTGTTGACCAAACCGGATTAGTCTCTCGGTGCCATTGTCGTTGATCTTAACAACGTGAGATTTGGTTGGGTGGTTAGGCGTGCGTCTCGGTTTGTTTAATTGCAAGCTATCTTTAAGAGACTTCTTGCTCATTAATCTTCTAAGCTCACATCAGTCTCTTGAAAACTTCCACCAAATTGTGGACCTAACCCAATACCATCCGCCGACCCATATTCCCCCATATCAAACGGATTGTTCGTCAACGTCCTATCAATTATTTTTCTAGCAGTGTTTGCTAGAGCTAATGGGTTTACTGTTGGAACAACGGCAGTTTGTTCAAACATAGCTGGGATATCCCCAATAAAATTTTGTATTGCTAATGGACCTGTATATCCTTGTCCAGTTGGTCCACCTAAACCTATATCATCCGCACCGCCCGTGCCATCCATGTTTATGCTAGAGGTGTCAATGCTATACTTCTTGGCAAGTTCTAATAAATCTCTTGCTTGTTTATCGGCATATGATTCACCCTGACCCGTAATGCCCATCTGATCATAGGCTTCGAACAAAGCCTCTTGACCCCCAGTTACCTCAAACGCATTATCCCCATCATTGTTTCTTCTAAACATATAACCAATTATATCACCCACGCGGCCGGGGAGCTTATCTTCGTTAGTATCACCATAACCTCGGTCAATTAACTTATTGTATAATGGTTGGCTAATTGTGCTTACAAATTTTTCCATGTCACCAAGCGTACTTGCTCCAGTGTAAAACTCTGGTCGCAACTCCCCTTGAGTTCCGGGATCAGGTAAGTCGTAGGTGTTCGCCATGATACTAGCAAAACTCTTCATGCGAGGATCGATTATTCCAAACCCATCACGCCCTTCTTGCTTACCGAAGTTCAGGTAATGCTCTCGGGCTACATTCTCGATGAAAGATGTCGCGCCTATTGGGTTGGTCCGTAGTCGCTCGTTGTCTCGTGATGCTTCGGCTAACCTGTTCTTTGCATTCTGTAAAACATCGGGGTTGGCCGCAAGGTATTGCATCTCTCTACTAGCTTGTGGCTTGTTGGCCTGTATCTGTTCTTGTTGCGCGGCAAACTGTCGGAACTTATCCATGTCGATTTCGCCCGTGACCGGATCTTGTCCGTAAGCCTCTTCGACGGATATAAGGTCAGCTACCATTTCGTTCTCCTAAACAGCATAAGGATTGATCCTTGGCTTGTCGGGCTTGATAGGCTCATCGATATCCATCGCCTGCGGTAGCTCAAACCAGTGATCATTTTTGAGATATATCATAGCTTGAGTAAATGTGTCTACATAATCATCGTGTGCGGCCACTGGGAATTTAGTCAACTCATTGTAAAAGTCGTTGGCCCAACTAACCCGATGGCCCGGATTCTTTTTGCTCTCCGGTATCCACACCATGCCAAGTTCCAAGATCGGTGCGGCCTGATGTGCTCGACTGACTTTGTCTGCGTTGTGTGGGTTGTACCCCACGGCAGGTACCTTAGCCAATCGCAAATCCTGTAGGAGTGATTGCCCACTGGCCTTTGCCTCGACCAATATCCGATCTGGTCTACGTGCTCGGCTGTATGGACTGTCTTTACTCATCCCCCCATACTCGGTGTTCCAATCCTTGATTGCTCTAGCCCGAAGGTCTGGGTAGGTCAGATGCTCGGACCATGCGTCGATCAACATCACGCCCCTTTCGCCCTCGTGGGTAAACATCGCCCAGACCGTACAGGCTGTCGGGTCACCCGTTGTCTTTTCCGTAAAGGCACAGTCATAACTTTGTAGGATATACTCAAACGGTGGTAGCCCCTGATCGTGAGGCCACAACTCAAAGAATTGGGTTCGTAGAATACCACCCTCGCTCGGTGTCGGGTCTTGTTGCAACTGGCCTGCTGTGCCATACGTTCCCAACAACTGCTTGAGTTCGGTTATCTCCTTCTCGCCAAACCGTTCCGGACAAATCAGTTCGCCCTCGACTTGCCGTGGGTCATACACTCCGAGGACCGACCGCCTCGGTACACCATCCCACTCGGCTGGGATCATCAAATGTTCCCAACCCCCGATGTCATCCAAGATGTGGCCTGAGATATCTCGGTCATGCAGTCGTTGCATGATGGTGACCATTGCGTCATTGCGCGGATCGTTCAGTCGGGTGGACCACACCATGTCGAACCAATCCAGTGCGCTCTCTCGCATTGTATCTGACTGCGCTTCTTGTGCGGAGTGCGGATCGTCAAGGATAAGTCTCGATCCCCCTTCACCCGTTGCCGTACCACCAACCGATGTGGCGAGTCGGTATCCGGTCTTGTCGTTCTCGAATCTTTGCTTGGCGTTTTGATCTCCCGACAGTTTAAACATATGGCCCCAACGTTCTTGATACCACGGGGATTGGACAAGTCTCCGCGCCTTGAGGTTGTCTCTTATGCTGAGGTTGCCTGAGTAACTCGCACATAAAAACTTCTGATCCGGTTGAGTCAACCACTCCCACATGGGCCACATCACGCTGACTATCGTGCTCTTACTGTGTCGAGGTGGTATGTTAACAAGCAACTTCTGTATCTCGCCATCAGATACTGCCATAAGATGCTCACATATTTCTTCTATATGCCAAGACTCGATAAACCGAACCCCCGGCTCAACTACAGGCCAACTCTGCTTGACGAACTCGTAGAGCGAAGCACTCGCCGCCCGTCTCTCTTTTTCTATCCGGATGAGATCGCGCAGTACAGCAGGACTTGTTGTGTTTACATTTTCAGCTAGGCTCATCACTCCCTACCTTGTCGAGCAATCGTTGCATATCATCAAGCTCGGAGTCTGACAAGTTACGCAAGTCTACCGCTTGCAATTGAATCGGCCCACCGTCTTTTCCCGTATGTTCGGTTTGGAGTTTATCTCCATACACTTTGGGTAGCATCTTACTGAGCATCCACTTCCTTGTATCAACACGGAGTCGGTTGCGTTGGATCGCCTCGGAGCTTAAACGTTCCTTCACACCGTGCTCATCGGTGGTGTAGTTCTCGTCTGCTATTGCTACGATCTCATCGGCTAGTAACTCGTACTGAGTCTGCCTCGCGTGCGCGTATTGGATAGCTAATTCACCATCGGCCCCCATCCAATCGAGGAAACTTCGAACGGTAGGAAGTTTGTCATCGGCATCAAGAATTGACCTAAGAGATTTTCCTTGAGCTATTTTAGCACAGACCATAGCAGTGATTGCGTGCCTGTCATACTTCCTAGCAGACGGACGTTCATGCTTTCTATATGTTCGGATTTTTTTTTCAGATTCCGAACATATAGGAGTTTTAACCAATTTTAAGTCAGGTTTTTTTGACGACTTTTTGCTTTTGTTTTTGTCATTATTTTTGTCTGCCATTTTTATGCTCCAAATAGCCGTTTGATCGTTCTGTTTTGACTATAGTAAAAACGAACAGAACGAACGTATCTAATCATCGGCGTGAGAGGGCTACAAAATAGCCCCTCTCTCTGACGATTGATGACTTCAGAATTACCACCATTTATATATGTTCGGAAATTATTTTTAAAAAACCGAACATTTAGAACATTTAGAACATTTACCATTATTTATAGAACTTATGGTTGTTGATAGTCATTATATATTTGTAGGGCCATTTGGGGTCAATAGATGTAGCGTGGTAGTATGTTGCACCCTCGGTGAGGTCCAGACTCAAACCATAACTGTACCACTGTTCCTCAGCTATTCTCACGGCTTGAGAAAATGATTTCTGGTTCCGTGGTACATCACTTTTGCCATCGCAATAAAACGAGAACTGGCATTTATTTCTAAGTGGAGCGTTTGCATCCCACTTCAAGGTTGGGCCTTCCGACAGAACTTCGCAAGGTGTGTCCGGCCACCGTGGGTCATGCACTCGGTTAAT